CAAACCATCCGACTCATAAATGGGAAACATACACTCAGTCGCCAATCCATCAAAAGCAGAAATCAACAATTCTCCGAAACCAGCTTTCTCAAGCATGGTTCGAATAATATCAAATGCTCCTTTTGTGAAATTGGCCCGCAACCAAGCATCAAATTTCTCAAAGTCGCCATCACCACATCGGTCAAAACCAAATTCCTTCATATAATTGTACAACCATTCCCAATCGGCGCCAGTGGCATCTATACCAACTGCGCTCTCAAACACACCTGGGAAATGGGACATCATATTGATCAAAGGTAGAGTCAACATCCTACACAAAATAACCATAGTGACAGGGGCTCCAGCAAATGCTCGAACCTTGTTATCTTCTGCTTTCTTGTGTGTGATAGGCTCATCCTTCAAATTCAATCTGAAAATCAGGTTGGCTCGACGTCCATCAGCCAATTTTTCCAAAACTTCTTCCAACTCGGCTTCAACATCAAATTTCTCCTTGTCGAATTCAATCGTGTATCTGTATATTGTCTTTCCGTCAACCACCTCTTGTGTGACGAACTTGACAGTATCCAAACCAATGATATCTTCCAACTTGTTCTTCGCAAAGAACTTCCACTTAGGAGAATTGAGCCAAAAACCCATAGAAGTCTTAGGATTGATCGGATCAAATCCTTTGGTTCCGGGATCTCCACTCAAAGCAACTTCCAAAGGAATAGGGTGAACAAATTGCAAAAACTTGTCAGTCAGAACTAAATCTGCTAACTTTGCTTTGAAATCTGCAATCGCCATCTTCACATACCGCGGATTCGGAGGAGGCAACTTCTTACTCACATTGAGAAGATGTCTCCTACGCGATGGAATTGCGGCTTTCTTTGGAGGAGCAGTGTGTGTTGGCTTAAAATCAAGCTTTTCTTTGAGTGCTGGTAACATAGGCGATTAAACAATATCGCTCTTAAAGCGAGAAAGTGGAAAGTTGTGCTGTCCATAAACTTTAACATTGGCGTCGGGATCGTCAATATAGTGCACAGGACTCCATGGATGTACTTCAGGTCCAACCTCAAGTTTCTTTCCATAAAGAGTCTCTGGCAAGTCTTCTTCACTTGCAACTTTCACACCCTCAAAAGAGGGAATCATTGTCCTATCAATCAAGGCAGCGGCACTCCGCTCGTCTTGACCAGCAACATGAATACCAATCAAAATTGGATTCCGGCCAGCTAGAAAAATCATCGAACCACATTTGCCCGCATGATTAGGGGCGTTGAAATTCAATAAATCATATTCTCCAACTGGCACTCCTTGGAAACTCATGGCCTCTCTCTTGATCTCAATGATCTTAGAAGTTTCTTTGGTATCAGAAGGGTTTTTATGCTCCTTCTCGCCAAAAGCATACTCCTTGTGTAGATGGTAAATGAACAGGGGGGCGTCTTTTTCAACAGTAAAATTAGACAAGTCATCCACCATGAATTTAGAGAAAGGTTTTACGGACCCACCGTCCGGAATTTCCATAAAAACGACATCTGCATCCTTTGCCCACCGCAAATTAGCGTCGTTTAACATCACATCAAACCTTTTGATCCCGAGACCAGGGTGTCGGACAAAGCTGGCCAAATAGCATTTTCCTTTTTCAAACTGATGTGCGGTAGTACACCACACAACGCCTTCAACAGGAAACGCATTGCACCAGAACCTCTTCCCCAGAGGTTCACGCGTATCTTCATTAATTTCTTGATAAACCACAGTATACAAATTATTGTCAATGGCTCGTTCAAGATCATCAATGCGTGATGACACGCTAGCTCGGGGTGCAGGACTATGCTGAGTATACACTTTCTGATACTTATTGTCTTTTTCAACAAAAGTCTCAGGTTTTTGTGCAGAAGCTTGAATCATAGAAAGAACAGCTCCATGACCTTCGAGAGGTTTAGAAGCAAAATTCCTCATGGCCAAGCCAGCAAGTCCCACAGAAGCAACAATGCCCAACACCTTGAGCCAAGTGTCAGGTTCAATTTCCTTAGCTTTCTCGACAAGAGTTTTGCAAGAATCACATCCTTTATCTACAATAGATTGAATGCGTGCCTTGTACGACATCTCTTGCTCCTCATCAACAGACTCTAGCAACAAACGGGTAATACCGTCTTTGCCCTCTGGGTCTGCATTTAGATAAGGAGAAAGTTCAGGTTCCTTTTTCCTACCCCACATTGGACCAGCCTGGCATTCCAGACCGGCTTGACATTCCAGGCTAGCCTGGATGCCTTCAATCAAACGATCGTTCTCTTCATCTTCAGCAAGAAGTTTCTTGTACTGTGCCATAATATTGTGCTTTCCTTCATCAGAAGCAATGGCAAACTTGTGGCGGTTGACTTGCCAGAAATTCAAAGCCTTAAAGGTATAGCCAAGGGCTTCCTGTTGGGCTTGAGAATCTAGTTGAACCTCCGCCTTTGCCTGAGCTTCTTCAGCTTCAGCCTCCAATCTCCTAGCACGGAAATCAATAACTTCTTCTGTAGCATCCAAGGGAACATCATTCTCATCCACCAGCTTTCCATCTTGATTGATACGCTGCTTCCCTTCACACCTACACTTCACACAGGGGTTAGTAAACAACGGATGTTCTTTACAGTGTGAACGCAAATGCAAATGTTTGGAATTAGCAACAATGGCCTCTTGATCTTCAAGGTGACGCTCGGAATCCAAAGCAAGGAATTCCATAAGCTCCACGATGTTCATGTTAGGCCCGACGGGGATAAATTTATAATCGTCAGCGAGTTCATCTTGGGTATTTCGAATGATTTTCACTCGATACACCACAAACTCCCAAGCATCAGGATAAATATCCTTTTTGAATCGATTGTCTAACGTGCCTTCAGAATTAGCCGCGCCGGGCTTCAATTTAGGGCGAATGACAACTTCAAAACGTCGCATGACAGAAGCTGGATTAACAGAGAAAAAGGCAGAATGCAAGTGATCAGTGTTGGAAGTGACTCCAACAACTTTCGCTCGTATATCATTCTTACCTTTCTTCTCTGCTTCGGGGCTTAGAGCACAACAATGCATGGTATTGATAAATTGAATCAGGATAAATAGAGGATTGCCTTCAGCTCGTTCAGGCTTCGTATTCCCGACATCATCAAAAATCACGCATATGTGTTGCGATCTGTATTCGGACTGGTACTTATCGTTGCCATTGATTGTGCACCAGAACTCCTCCCCTTCAGGTAAATTATTGTGTTTGCACACAACATGGCAAGCCAAATTCATAATGATAGACTTACCAATACCAGAAGGTCCATAGAGGAAAATTCCATAGGGTTTAACGCGCAGCCCCGCCGCACGCCACCCCGCCTGAACGTCATTAGAAAGTTTGTTGAGACGAATGATGCGTTGTTGCATTTCTCCAGCAAGTCGTTTGTCCTTAGTCGTTTTATGGACT